TTCTGGCCCTCGAGCCCGACCTTCTGTAGCTGCGCGAACGCCATCGGATCGGCAGCCTGCGCCGCCTGTGCATCGCCACTCGCGAGCGCATCCCTGAACGCCGCATGGCGCTGCCGGTCCTCCATGAGCGCCGACAGCTGCAGCTGATTCTGCTGCTCCTGCTGCCTCCCGAGGCGCATTTGTTGCGCCATCTGGAACAGCGCCGGGATGTTCATTTGCGGGACGTAGGACATTACTCGCCGCTCCCTGCGAGGGACGCGAGCACGCCTTGTGGCTGCTGGAGCTGCGGCTGCCGTGCTCGCTGGCGCAGCATCTCAACCAGCATCTGCTCGCGCGTGCGCGGCTCGATGACGGGCTCACCGACCGACATCTGGACGTTGCCTTGGCCGATCATGGGCTCACCGACCGTGAGCAATGCGGGCGGCCCACGCTGTTGCGCGAGTTGCTGCGCAATCTGTTCGCGCTGCCTTCGGCGGAACTCCTGAAAGCGCATGAACTGCTGTGGCGTCATCACGTCCGACATCAGCGCGGTCCAAACGGGATAGGGACGGTGGGACCAACAGGCGGCCCGCGTCGTTGCGGAACTGGTGGCATCGGCGGCACGGGCGCAGGCGCTGCGGCCTGTTGCTGGCCCGCGAAGACGCCACGTTGGTTGACCATCTGCTGGGCTTGCTGCTGCGCTGCCGAGTAGGCGCGTTGGCGCATGACCTCTTGCAGCATCGCCTGGGCCTGCGGGCTCATCTGCTGCGCGTTGCCGCCAGGGGCTGGCACGGCCTGGCCCGGAGCCGCGCCGGTGTTGTTGATGGTCTGCTTGGGCGCCATGTACGCAGCCGAGGCATTGCCGAGCGATGCGGCGGTATTGCTGCCCGGCGGTGGGGCGGCCTGCTGTGTCGGTCCGGCCGGCATTGCGGATCCGAACCCGAGCGTGTTTGCTGTGGCCATTGCAGCGCCAGTGCCTGGTTGCGACGTTCCGATCCTGCCGCCGCTCGCCGGCATTGCGCCGCCGTTGAGCGTGTCGAGCACGTTCATGGCCGCGCCTGTGCCTGTGGGCATGGCGATGCCAAGTTGTTGAGCGCGCAGGATGGCGGCCTCATACGGGGACATCGTGGCGTTAGGGTCCGGGGTGCCGACGACTGTCCCGCGACCCGGCACGGTCGGTGCTGTGCCCGTGGCCCCTGACTTCATTGCGAGGTCTGTCAGTGTTCCCATGGGTCACCCGCCGTATTGGAAGTTTGATTGCAGTTGCACGTCAGGGACGGCCGGGGTCGGCGAGAACGTCTCGCCCGTGCCGCCGTATGGGCCAGTGCTGCCATAGAGCCCGCTGAGCACACCCAGCTGCCCGACCTGGCTCGCGGCGCTCCCAAGGCCGCCAAGCGCCGCGCCTGCGTACTGAACCGTCGATGCGTTGTTCGCAGCCGTCGCCGGAACGAGGCTCGCGGGCACGCCCGCCGCGCCCATCTGGTAGTTGTTGTCCGTCGTCGCCCGGTTCCAATCGAGCTGACCGAGTCCGCCGAAGTAGCCGCTCGAGAGCTGCCCAAGCGCCCCGCCTGCGGTACCCGCCGCGTTCGCCAGCTGCGTCCCGGTGCGCCCGTAAATGTCAGCCTGCTGTGCTGCGCTATTGCCGATGATGCCGGCACCGGTTTGTCCTGCGCCCGCGTAGATGTTCGCGAGCTGTCCGCCGGCCTGCAGCGCTTGCGCGTCCGAGCTCGAGTTGGCGCCGAACTGGCCATTGGCGCGGTTCACGTAGTTGCCGAACTCCTGCGACGCGGAGTTTTGCGCGTAGTCTTCGAGCGCCTTCATTGCGGCGCCGCCAAAGCGGCCACCCTGCGCGGCCTGCATGCGCTTGATCGCGTCTTCGCCCTGCGACAGACGGAACTGGTAGCCGGGATCCGCCTGGTAGTTCCCGTAGAGCCCACCCGGCTGATCGAGCTGTGCACCGGCGCGGTCCTGACGGTTCGCGAGGATGTCTCCGGCATTACCCACGCCCTGATAGAGCGTCGATAGCGCGTTGTTCTGACCCTGGCCGATCGCGTCCGCGCCGAGTGCGCCACTCTGGAGCAGGTCAGCGCGCTGCTGACCGAGACCCTGGGATGCGAAGTCGACGCCGCCCAGGTAGCCCTGGGTCATGCCTCCGGCGATGCCAGGGGTCGTGCCATCGAGCCGCGACATCGAAGAGCCGGCGGCTGAGTTTGCGGCTGCGGTGGCCGCTGCGATCTGATCGGCGGTCTGCTGCTGCGCGTCCTTGGCTGCGTTCGCCTGGACGACGTCGCCAATGACACCGCCAACCGCGCCGCCGACCATCAATCCGCCACCAACGATCATTGGCATCAGCGAATCTCCTTAAGAAACGTCGTCTCTGCGCGCTCGTAGCCGCGGCCCTCGTAGAACCTGTGCGCGGTGGCCTGCTTGGCGTCCGCGTCTCCGATGTCGGCATGTGCCGAGTAGTCGGTGGGCACGCAGGCGAGCATGAGACGCGCGCCCTTGTCGCGCGCCCAAGCCTCGGCGGTCGACTGCAGGCGCGTTGCGGCGCCACGTCCGCGCGCGTCGGGATGTACCCAGAGCGTTGTGGTTCGAGCGACAGGCGCTCGCGGCGCAAGCGGCGACGTCACCATGCTGATGATGTGCGCGCCGACCACGCGGTCGTTCTCGAGCGCAACGAACGCCTTGCGGTCATCGAGGACCAAGAGGCACCCGACCTCTTCGCCCCATGCGTGCGCGTCGAAGTCGCCGATGGCTCGGATCCCATTGGCAAACAGGCGCGGTCCGAGCTCGACGAGCTGCGCGGCCTGGTCTGCGGTGGCGGCTTGGATCTGCATCAGTACGCCGTGACCTCCGACCAACCGATCCGCACACGGGCTTCCCACGTGCCGGTCGCCGGAATACTCGCGGTGACCACGAAGCCTTCTTGCGTCGCGAGCGTGATGGGCTGCTCGAATGGACCGGGGCGGTACAAGACGCCGTTCGGGGTCAGCAGAAACAGCGTGTTCTGTGCCGTGGTGACCTGAACCTTGCACTTGCTTGTGAAGTACGTGTCGAGCGTCTTGGTACCGGCCGTGAGCGCTGCAGTGCTCGAGACGCGGATCGCCCCGACGTTGCTCGTCGAAAAGCTGGTGCGAAGCTTCGTGTCGTTGCTGGTCGGCGTGCTTGTCGTGCCGCCCGAGCCGTCCGCGGTCCATGCGCGCGCGACCTTGAGGCCGAAGTCCGCAACGCCCGCCGTAAAGCCGGTGCCGAGCGAGCTGAAGTATTGCACATCGACCAGGCGAACGAGCGCGAGGTAGCTCGCGTGGGTCCAGCGAAACTGGACGATCTCGACATCGGTCCCAGACGCCGCCGCGATGGTGCCGGTCGTGAGCGACATCTCGTAATGACCAAGCGATCCGGCATCGATCGGGCGCGGCTGCACATGCAGCGCCTTCGCCGATGCCGCTCCTACGTCGGCGGATACGCTTGTCGTGCTGCCAGTAATCAGCGCCATCAATTCACCATGTAGTTGAAGAGAAACGTGCCCATGACGGGCGTCGCGCTGTTCCAGTACGCGGTCGCTCTGCCGCTGCCTGCTTTGGCGCGCACCACAACCGCATCCATCTCGGCCTCGTCGGCGTCGCTGCCCTTGGTGGGGTACGGGCCAGGCGCTTGCGTGATGGTGATGAGGCTACTGGTCACGATGTCGGCGTCGTCGAAGATGAATGAACCGGAGGTGGACGGGGCGCTGCCGAGGTCGGCGTCGATCTGACGGACGTCAACCTCGGTCTCGATTGCATTGACGGCGTCGACGAGGGTGCGCAGCCACTGGATAAATTCGCGGCTGAAGATGTCGGCTTTGCCGGTAAGGGCCGCCATCGTCTGATTGAAGATGCGCAGCGGGTTCATAGACCCACGTCCATGCGGGCGCGGACCGCTTCAATCACGATCGGGTATTGAGGAGACGCCCAGGTAAACCCGTGCTCGCGACGACGGAACGATCCGCAGCGATTCCAGGCCAGGCGGTAGTTAGATAGATCTAGCGTCGCGTGCGTGACGCGCAGTGAGCCGTCATCAGCATCATCGGTGCTCATGGTGACGGTGCCGGTTTCGGTCCCTATCGGAGGCCGAATCAGCTCCACTTCGTGCTCGAAGACGCGCCGTCCGCCCATGTCAAACCACGGCAGGCCCATGAAGTACGTCAGCGTCGAATCGATGGTGGATGGGTCCAGAGCGTAGACACCGGTTACGCTGCTCGGCCCTTCGCCTGCATGGTAGGTCTTCGTGGTTCCGGCCGGCGTGAAGTTGACGCGAAAGCCTTCATTACCGTCGCGGCGGTGCCAGAGCCCGGTGGTGATATTGTACTCAAGCGTTGATCCAGCAATGAGCCTAATGGCGTAGATCAATTGATCTCTGGATGAGTAAACGCTTCCCGCAAAGCCGCTGTAATTCACAATGCCAAGAACAGACGAAACCGGCTCTGTTGATATTGGCTCCGGGCTGTATCCCGTTATGCGATAGACGCGCCGATCATCGCCGACGAGGTACGGCACACCGTTGGCTTTTTGGATGGTGTAAACACTGAGACAACCGCGCTCAATAACACCAGGAGACGCGCGCAGAAACGGGAACGGCGAGGCGCCCGCGTTGTACCAGATCTCTGTGTGGACATGGCCCACAAGCAGCAGATCGCGATTGCACGCAATGACGCCCACTAGGGTGTCCGAGATAGCGTCAGCGGTGCTGAAGTCGAGCGCGGCGAACGTCGTCCCGTCGAGGGCGCTGATGTACCACTCATCGGTGCCGGCGCGCGGACAGATGATGTATCCGTCCATGTATGTGACGTCCGCCGCAACGCCTGCAGGCAGGGCGAAGGCTGTGATCACCGTGGTGGTCGCCGTGTATTGATTGCCGGCGCCGTCAACTACTGCAATCTGACCAGCGCCAGCCCCGACCATGCGGACGCGCGCCGAGCCGGATACGGTGCCCACAAGCGTCGCTGTGGTCCCGTTTGACGAATAGTAAAGCTCGGTCCCGCGCACAAACCAGAGCTTGCTGTCATGCACAAGCAGGCCGCGCATCGAGCCCGAGCCTGACGTAATTGGGCTTGTCGCCAGCGCGGGGACGCTCATAACACAGAAGCGCCGCTGCGCTTCCGGCGGGAGCTTCATCAGCATCATATTGAGAAGCGTCCATGATGCCGTGAAGCCACCACCCTGCTGAATCGCGAGCGGCAGATCGACCCACTGATCGCCCATCAGAAATACTCCTGACGGACGCGCCGCTTGTGCTTCTTGCCGCTCACCTGGCGGTTGAGGTCAAACTCGGCGCGGTCTGCGGCGCTGCGTAGCTCGAGCAGCCGCTGTCCGGTGACGCCATACTTGGCCGCAACGTCATGCGAGACGATGGCGCACATCTGCAATTGCGCCCACTCCGGGATGTCATCGAGCAAGAACGGCGCATAGCCGAGCGCGCGAAGGCGCGACCAGGCCGCGTCAATGTACTCTTCGACCAGAGCCTGGTCGGCATCGGCGGGTGTCGCGCCTGCGGCAAGCACATTCAGGTGCTCGAGCACCCGAACCGCAAGTGCGTCCTTCGCAATGCTCGCCATTGCCCACCTCGGTTAGTCTGCGCTCGCCTCGGACTCGACAGCCTTCGCCTTGCGTCCGCGCTTGGCCTTGGGCGCCTCTGGCTCCTCGGCATCGAGCGCCGCAATCTCGTCGTCATCGAGCTCACGCAGCGACCCCAGGCAGCGCAGCTTGAGCGCGAACACGGGATCTGTGACGCGCACCGGCTGACTCAGCTCGAACACGAGCGGCGACCAGCCAGGCATCGAGAATGATTCGTGCTCGGTAACCTTGCGCTTCGGGATGCCGCCCATCTGGTGCTGCCCGCGATGGTCGAGGTCGGGAACGATGCCGACAGTCCGGTATTGGAGACGACCTTGCTCGTCGGTGACGGGGGCGCCGTCCTCGTCGATCACGGGCTCGCGCTTCGGCCGAGTCTTGATCGTGGGAACGAAGTCAACCGTTTTGTGTCCGCCTTCGTAGACGAACACGCCAGGACCGCGCTTCATCTGCTTCAAGCGGTTCTTGCGCTTACGGTTCTCATCGCTGCGATCAAGGATCGGAGTCGTGCTGGTGCCAGTGCTCTGCAAGGTCATCTCCCTACGGGTTAGTCGCCAACGGCCGACGTGTAGACGGTCACGAGACCGTGGTCGTAGCCGTTGAAGTTCGACTTCTGGACCGCCAAGGTCTCGGCAACGCCGACGCCCTGGAGGTTTTCGTAGTCGTAGTCATCGGTGATGGGGTGCATGCGCTCGAAGAGCTCCATGCAGATGGCTTGCGCGCCCATCAGGCCCGCGATCTCAACTTCGGTGGTGCCGCCCGACCCGACGTCGGTAAGGAGCGTGCCGCCCGAGGAGCTTGCGCGGTCCATCTCGGGGACCTCGAAGCACACGACATTGCCCACCCGAATGTCGCCGTTGGCAAAGATGAAGTTCTCATCCCCGCGCACGTCGGCGTTCTGGAAGACGGTGTCCATGTTCGCTTCGAGATCGCGGAACTGCAGCGAGCCCATCGGCATGTAGTAGATTTCGCGGCCAGCAGCGCCGCCCGAGGTCGAGACCGCAGGCGCGATACGCGGGTTCGCCGACTGGGCCAGGCGACGTGCGAGGCGCACGATATCCTGGTGCATGTCGTCGGCGGTTCCGTCGATCTGACCCAAGTCAGTCGCGTGCACGCCCGACCAGTTGCCCTTCGCGGCGCCGTACAGCAG